TATCTCCTAAGACTTATAATGCTTATTTATCAAACTTAGAAGGAACTTCTGCTGATTTAGCAATCACTAACCAACAAGATGGTGTGTTAGTTGTTAAGTTTAGAGGAGTTGAGTTAGTTCCTATGTACGAATGGGATACTATCTTAGCAGACACTGACCCAGCAATGTTCTTGAGAGGTGGAGTTAATGGAACAGAAGGAGCATGTTACTGTGCAGTTGACAACTTAATTGTTGGCTCTGATGTAACAGATCCAGAAGGTTCTTTTAAGGTATTTTATGATGACTTAGAAGAAAAAATGTTCTTCAGAGGTTACTTCAAGTTAGGTGTACAATTTTTGTATCCTTCACTTGTTCAATGGGGAATTTTCTACTAAACAATAATGTAATAACAGAGGGGAGGTTAGTCCTCCTCTCTTAATTACTTTTAATAACTAATAAAACAATAATAAAATGGCAATAGATAAAGGAATCGGTGTTGAATGTAGTAATCTACAGTCTACTGGTGGTATTGAGCAAATACTTTTAAGATCTTGGACTGCTAATGATGCGGTTGTTTATGGTAACGCTGCTTCAGAGCATGACATAGACAGTATTCTTACAAGTTCTTCTGCTGCTGCATGGTTTGTCTTTGAAAGCAAAAACGAAACTGGTGCATTAGCAGTAAGTGCTACAAAAGAAAATGGCTCAACTGCTTTTGAATGTACTATCTCTTTTATGATACCTCAAATCAACAATGATAGATTTGCTGAAATTCAAGCAATGCTAGACACTTGTATGATGGGGATGGTGAAAGATACTAATGGCTCATGGTGGGTAATTGGTGCTAGTGAAAAATACGCTAATGAAGATGTAGCAGCAAAAAGTCAAACTTTCTTGAATTTCACTTCTGCGGAAGGTGGAACAGGTGCTGCTTATTCTGATGAAAGCGGAATGACAGTTACACTAACAGCAAGACAATTTGAGTTACCTAGAAAGTATATAGGGACAGTTACAGTTGATACTTCAGCATTAACAGCAACAACTGCAGCGTAATAATAATTAAAGGTATATAAATAGGTTGAACTTTGTTCGTAAAAAGTTTAATAACATTACCCTATTAATATCTTTTTTTTAAACATGTGTGATTGCAATAAAAATATTTTAGATTTATCACACTTAAAAATATATACAGTTATGGCAGAATATAAGGCAAAATTATCAGGAGGAACAACCTACAAAGGAGAGTTCAAAATTAAGTGGGCTATAGCCACTCAAGAAGAATTAGCATATGCTTATGAGGATTTAGGGATGACTTCATTAGTAGAAAAATTATCAACTACAACAATAAAAGATGAGCCAAAGAAAACAACCAAAAAGAAAAAGTCAGGTAAAGAATCTTCAGACTCAAAAGAGTAATACTTTTGAATTTGGAGTTTTTAATTTATCAATTCCTGAGCATATTGAAGAACCACAAGACTTATCAAGAATAAGGACTAAGTTTATACCTTTTGGTACTAATAACTTGTTTCCTCAATATTTAGCAGAATTAAAAAGAAAATCTAGCACTCACAGAAGTGTGTTGGCTCAAAAAGCAGTATTCACAAGTGGAGCAAAATTTGTTACAAATAATGAAGATGTAAAGGAGTACATAAAAGATGTAAATGCTGATGGCGAATCATTAAGAGAAGTTTTTAAGAAATTGGCTGATGACTATTACACTTTTGGTAATTCTTACTTAGAAGGAGTTTTATATGAAGGAGGATTGAATTTATATCATATAGATGCAACCACTGTTAGAATGTCTAAAAACAAAAAAGAAGTGTATATACACCCAGACTGGGCTAAGTATAACACAATGAAAGACAAAACACAAATCATACCTTTATATCCAAAAGTAAAGGGGAATAGATTTGTTTTACAATTTAAAGATTACGAACCTACATTCCAATTCTATGGATTACCAGACTATGTTGCTGCTTTAGAGCATATTGCTGTTGATTATGAAATAGGTAAATGGAATCACACTAAATTTAAAAATGGCTTTCAGCCTTCTGCTATTGTAGAGATTAGTGGTGATATGGGTGAAGAAGAGGCTAAGAAGTTAGTAAGAGAAGCACAAAAGAAGTTTGTTGGAGATGGAAACAATGGTAAAATAATGTTTATTGTTAAGAATGGAGATACTTCTCAGGCTAATGTTCAAATAATAAAAGACGACCAAGAGGGAAGTTGGATAGACTTACAACGAATAACTGACCAAAATATTGTAACTGCTCATAGATGGCAGCCATCACTAAGTGGTTTAGTTAGTTCTGGTAAAATGAATAATACAGGTAGTGAAATTAGAATTGCTTATGATTTAGCAATGACTACTGTAATTAAAGATACTTCTGATTTATTATTAAATGGTATTAGAACTATTTTATATAAAGAAATGGGAATATTACCTCAAGAGTTAATAATTCATTATGAGCCACCAATTAGTTTTGCTACTCAAATAGATCCTAAAGCGATTCTTACTATCAATGAGCAAAGAAAGATGCTAGATGAGGATTTACCAATGTTAGAAGAGGGTAATATGTTTATAACAGATAGAGAGCAAATAATTGTAACAAGAGATGATGATGCAGATGGTAAAGGTGATGATGATGCAGGAGACTTACAAGTAACCGAAACAAAATAATAACTATGGCAAATGTAAACCAATATATCCCTTTAGTGACAGCAGAAGAAGTAATTAGCAATAGTTTTACTAATGCAAATACTGACCCTGCTTTAATATCTAATAACACTATATTGCTTTCAGAGTTAGCACATTTAAAGGAGGCAATAGGTCAAAAGTTTTATGAAGAGATAAAAACACAACATAATAATGGAACTTTAACTACTCATAATCAGACATTGATGGATGACTTCTTAACAAGATGTCTTTGTTGGTTTGTTAGATTTGAGGTAATTAATGAAGTTCAAAGCAATAGTACAAGTTCTGGAATTGTTCACAATTTAGATGAGTTTGCTACTATTATTGATCCAGCAGAATTAAATGCTTATAAGCAAGATACTTACAGGAAGTCTGAAATATATTTAAAAGATATGTTAGATTATATGAATGATAGCGATCAATCTGGTCATTATCCTACATACGAATCTAATAAGCCTTGTAATGATAATGTTTATAAAAATCATGGTATAATAATGTATGACAGTATATATTCAAGACCAACTAGAAATTATGATAGTTGGAAAAATTACTGTCCTTGTGATGACTGTTAAAATATATATAAATGGCTGCAAACGAACATAAAAATTTAAGTGATGTAAATAGGCACAACCCAAAAGGTTTTGAGGTTGCTGTTAATGAAACTGTTTTAAGTAAAAATATTGGGTCTAGTGCCACTGGATACGATGGTAATTTAGTTTGGCAGGCAAAATCATTAATGGGGGTTACAAACTATAAGATGCAAGGCTTTACAACAGGAGCAGCAAATTATTATTATGGTGAGGATATATCTGATACTAAATCTCCATTTGAGATGGCTGTTGATTATGGAAGCACAACAGTAGCAGGAGGTACTATAAACCCTTCAGATATGTTTAGAATTGGTCATGGGCATGTTATACCTGAGATTGCTAAAGTTGTTTCAATATCTGGATGGCTAACAAGTAATGGTGGCAATAATGTTACTGTTGCTTTATGTAAGGCTACACCAGCAGTGGGAGTTACTACTGCTCTTGTGCCAGTCGCTATTGATGAAATTACAGTAACAGGACTTTCAAACAATAATAAGGTCGTTAGACTTAGCGATACAAGTATATCAGTCCCTTCTTTAGCAGCAGGAGATATTATATTCCCAATGGTTAAAGAGGTGGGTGGAACAGGGTCAACTATTTATATAAACATTACAATACAAACAACTACCTTCTAATGACTACTAAAGAGGAAATAATAGCAATGAAAAAAGATATAATCTCTATAAACAATAAAATAGACAGCATTGATAACAAACTAGATATGCTTACAGATAAATTATTAAACCCAGATACAGGAGTTACTGCTAGGGTAAATAAAAATACATCTATGAGAAAGATATTAGTTAAAGCAATGTGGGTTATATATAGTATAACATTAGGAGCAATAATAACAATATTTATAAAATAAAATAATAACAATAAAATAAAAATAAAATGAGTACATACGATACGGACAATACATTACTATTTGAGATGCTAGGGAAAGGAGGAGGAACAGTAGTTTTTACTACTGCAGCACAAACTAGCACAGATTTTTACTGTGTTTACTTCCCAGTAGAGTCAGTAATTGCTTCAATAACAGCAGATGGTGTAACAGGTGAAACTGCTTTGCAGACAACTTTACCTGCAGGAACAACTTTGTTTATGAGAATTACTGCAATAACATTAACAAGTGGAATTGGAATAGGATATAATGAACATGATGGTAACGCTTCGGCATAATAATTAGAAATATGTTAGCATTAAAACAAACTATGGCATTAAACACTATTAAAGGTGTTGCTGCATGGAGTCCTCTTGATGAAGAAACTGTAGTGGCTTGGTATAGAAAAGCAACAGGAATTACATTAAATGGGAGTAATGTAAGTCAATGGTCAGATCAAACTACAAACAACAGACATATGGTTCAGGCAACTGCAAATGAGCAGCCTGCTTATTCTGCTGGCATTTTAACCTTTGATCCTACAACCTATACTCAGAATTTAGGAACTACAGGACAGATAAGTTTATCTGGAACTTTTACTATAGGTTTTAGAGCCAATCCTAGTGCGTTTAACAATGTAATACTTGGTGATAACAATGAATCTCATGAGTTTTTTAAATATAATGCTAATGATAGATTAAGTGTAAAGATTGGTGGTACTACAAAACATTTAGACTTAGATAGTGGTACTTTTGGAAATGATTATATAGTTATAACTAGAGATGGTTCAAATGTATTGACTTTGTATAAGAATGGTACTGCTCAAAGTGCACCGCAAACACTAGCAGGGACAGCACTTATTGATGCTATAGGTGTAAGAGCAGTAGATCTTAATGCTTATGATGGAACAGTAACAGAAATTGTTATATTTGATTCCATAAGTCAACGATTAATACAAAATGTCAACAGTAGATTATCTAGTTTATAAAATAAATAAAAAATAAAAATATGGCAACAACAGTAACAACAGCAGATTTAACAGTAACTATAACAGAAAGTTATACTTTGAATGGTGTTAATTATGGAAATACAACAAATAAAACATTTTCTAGTAATGGTCAGGTTTTACAAAGAATAATGAATGTAAGTACATCTGATCCTGAAATTATAAATTTTGGGGCGACAGACGAAGCAGGTCAGGTAGTAGAAGCAGATTACAAGTATTTTAGAATTAAAAATTTAGATGACACTAACTTTATAACTTTAACACTTTATAATGGAGCAGACTCTTTCTTTTATAAATTAGCAGCAGGAGATACATTCTTGTTAATGAATAATGAAATGGACGCTATTGGCTCTTCAAGAGCATTTGGTGCTTTTGCAGATATAACTCAAATTAAAGCAGATGCAGATACTGCAGCATGTGATATAGAAATACTAACTGTAACTGCATAATATGGCTAGAAAGGGAGTTACATTTAAGTTTACAGGTAATACTCGTAAAAAAAGAAAAGGAATACACAGTAAGAATAAATCTCGTACTAAAGGGGGGAAACAATATGTTAAGCCCTATATAGGTCAGGGAAGATAAAAATAAATAATATGCCTTGCTACGAATGTGAAAATGGAAAATGGAAGTTTGGTCAAACTGGTGAATGTCAGTATGATTCTAAGTCAGAGTGTGAAACTGATAACAAAGATTATTATGCACAAGAAACTTATGATGATTATCCGCAAGCAGCAAGTGATAATGCTAAAAGAGCATTAAAATGGCTGGAAGAAAATGGCAACCCTAATGACTGCCTTACCCCTGTTGGATTTGCAAGAGCCAATCAACTTAAAAACAGAGAAAAACTCTCAAGAGATACTATTGCTAGAATGGCCTCATTTAAAAGACACCAACAACATAAAGATGTTCCTTATGATGAAGGATGTGGGGGGATTGCTTGGGATTGCTGGGGAGGAGACGAAGGTATTGATTGGGCTATTAGAAAATTAGAACAAATAGATAAAGAAAATATGGCAAAAAAGAAAAAATATTATTCAGATGAAGAGCATGACCATCACTTTCATTTCACACAAGAAATGATGGAGACATTACATCATGATGGAGAGTTAGAGGTTAAAGTTGAAGAAGATGAAAAAGAGATGGTTATACTTTTTACTTATGATGTAGAAGAGACTGAAGAGTATTATCCAGAAGAAGAAGAAGAAATAAAAGATGAATTTGGTGGTTATTTTGAAGAGATTATTAAAAATCTTAAAGAATCAAAATAAAATGGAATGTAAATATTTCAAAAAATCTGAGTTCACTTGTAAGTGTGGATGTGGAAAAACTGTTATAAGTGATGAACTTTTATACATGTTAGATAAGGCTAGGGGATTTGCAAAAATACCATTTAAAATAAATAGCGGTTATAGATGTTCAGACCATCCTGAAAGTAAGAAAAACCCAAAATCATCACACATAAAAGGATTGGCTGTTGATATTGATTGTAAAGATAGTAACACTAGAGCAATAATGATGGATGCTTTAGTTTTCGCAGAATTTGAAAGATTTGGGCTTCACAAATCATTTATTCATGTAGATATAGATGTAGTGGATAAAGTAAGCCCTGTTATTTGGTTGTATTAAATAGAGTATTAATTAAAAATTATATATTATGGATTTTATTATGGAAAACTGGTTAGAATTATTAATTGGATTAATGGCTTTTGCTAAAGTTGTTACCAATTTAACACCAACAGAAGCAGACAACAAGATCTTTGGTTGGTTAGACACAATTATAGACGCAATTATTCCTAACTATAAAAAATAAAAAAATATGATAAAGAAATGGATTGGTCAGGCTTTAATGTCAGGAGGCGTTAAACCTATAACTGAGTTGTTAAAGGCAGTAAAAGAATTGTTTACAGACACAAAAGGAAAGTGGAGTAGCAAGAGAACTATTAGTGGTGTTATAGTAGTTGCTGCTAGTTTATATATTGAAAAAAATGGCATTGACACAAATGCTCTTATATTAACTGCACTAGGAGTTTTACCTGTATGTTTTTCAGCATTTGAAAAAAAATGTGATGACTGCAATAATGGTTGCAAAAAATAATTATATTTGCATTGGACAGGGTAGGGTTGTGCCTATCTTTGTTTTCATTGATTATAGTTTTCAAGGGTGAGGTGTTAAAAAGCATCTCACCTTTGTGTTTTAAAACACATTGTTTTATATAACTTGCGAATCAAATAACACATAATACTATGAAAAAATACGGAAAAAGACTTAGACTATCTCCAGAAGAAGTAGAAATGATATATGAAGGTAGAGCCGAAAACACAACAAACATTAATGGAAATACAGCGTTAGACATTCATCTTTCTGAAAGAGGTATATCTAAAAAAGATGTAGTATCTGTAAAACATTGGCAGTCTGCAAGTGGAGAATATAGATTTAGTGTTGTAACTAAAGAAGATGTTTGTGCAAATGCAAATGATATAATTGAAAAAATAGGGGATTTTATTGAAAACCATTCTCCTCATTACCCTTCTGTTAAAAGAAAAGAAAAAGAAGGAAATCATTTATTAGTTGTTAATCCAGCAGACATTCATATAGGTAAATACGCAAATGCTGTTGAAACTGGCAGCGAATATGATATTGAAACTGCTTGTATGCGAGTTTTAGAAGGGCTAGAAGGACTTGTAGACAAAGCGAAGGGTTTTGACATAGAAAAGATTTTATTTTGCATAGGTAATGATGTATTACATATAGATAATGTCTATAGCACAACAACAAAAGGAACATATCAAGATACAGATGGCAAGTGGTGGGAACATTTTGAGGTTGCTTTAGCCTTATATGTTAAGTGCGTAGAGATTTTAAGAGAGATTGCACCAGTAGATGTTATTCACTCTATGAGCAATCATGACTATCAAAGTGGGTTTCATTTGGCTCATGCATTAAAAAGTTGGTTTAGAAAAGATGAAAGAATTTCTTTTGATGTAGGGGTGGCACATAGAAAGTATTATCAATATGGTACTAATCTTATTGGGCTAGAGCATGGTGATGGTGCTAAAATGGACAACCTACCTTTATTAATGGCTCAGGAAAAACCAGAGATGTGGAGCAGCACCAAATATAGGTATTGGTATTTACATCACCTACATCACAAAGTAAAACACAAATGGAGGGACGCAAAAGACTTTATAGGTGTTACTGTAGAGTATATGCGTTCGCCAAGTGGAACTGATAGTTGGCACAACAGAAAGGGCTTTACTGGTATTTTAAAGGCAGTTGAAGGCTTTATACATGAAAAACATAGCGGTCAAGTAGCAAGATTAGTGCATTATTTTTAATCATGAGATTTTTATTTCTTATATTATCTATTCAAGTACAGGCACAAGTATGTACGACAGATTGGTTTTGTACTAATGGTGGCGGCAAAACAATTATAGTGCCTTATAGTGATTTGTCTCAAGACAACTTTTATACTGTTCATCATATAGATTTTGGAGATGGCAGTGATACTTCTTTTATAGGAGAATATAATCCAATAGCAATAGGTTATCAAGCGATAGTGCATACTTATGATGTTGGTGTACACATAGCAACACTAACCACATCATTCTACGATTCAACAACTAATGCCTTGTTATGTACTAAAACAAAACAAGATACTATATGCAGCCCAAGTTTAACATATATAAACGAAACAAAAACCTCTCTAATTGACAATAAAATGTATGATTTTTTAGGCAGAGAGTTAAAAAAAATACCTAAAAATCAGCCATACATAAAGAATAATAACATATATATCAATAAATTTTAACCTAGTACATAAACATTTTACAAAAAAATGTTGAAAAACCTTTGGTGGTTAATTCCAATTTTATAACTTTGCCTCATTATTAACTAAAACTATAATCATATGTTAGGATGGGCAATAATCACAGGAGTATGCTTATACATTATAAGTGAACTTAGAGAAAACTAAAATTAATTAATAACTAAAAACAAAAACAAATGAAAAAAACTATGCAAGAAAAACTAAGAAAACAACCTGAACCAGTTGTAGAAACAAGAAAAGAAGCACTTAGAAGGCTTTACAAAGAAAATGGTTTAACAGAAGAAGATATATACAAAGACAAAAGGGGCTTTGTAATTATCACAAGAACTGGTATTGATAAGATTGTATCTAAAAATAACATTACAGTTGCTTATGAAGTTATTAATATGGATGTAGAAAAAAACATATGCGTATTAAGAGCAGCAGCAACAATGAAAGTTGGAAATGATGTTAGAAATGCTATGAGTTTTGGCGAGGCATCTGAAGCAAACTTAATGGGAGGTGGTAAAAAGTTTCCTGTTGCTATGGCAGAAAAGAGAGCAATGTCAAGAGTAGTTCTTAAGATCGCTGGATTCTATGAGCAAGGAGTATTTGGTCAAGATGAGATTGTTGATTAGTGAACGAAGATTGGTTTGATGAGTTACTTGATGGTGAGCCAACGCCTATTACAGATACGCAATGGCTCATCATTGAGAACAACATTGACAAAACATCATTAACAACTAATATGAAATCAAATATATTGGCTAGTATAAATGATCTTACTCAATTAGAAGCAGAAAAAATAATAAAACTAATAAACGAAAACAAAATTGAAACGGACACAAGAAAACAGTGGGTCAAAATGCTCAAAGACGGAGTTTTTAAATATAGAGATTTATAATCATTTTAGTAAGCCACATTCTTATATAGTATGGAATAATAAAAAAATACTAGGAGAGGCTGTTGAAGATGCGATTATGAATATATTAAACAAAAATCAGTTGGTAGATTTTTATCACTTCGGTAAAAACAAATTCAAAGTAGAGAGAAAAAAAATAGAAAACAATTTACTTACAAATGACAAATAAATATTCTTTAGATAAGATTAGAAAGTCAAGAAATGAGTTTGAGGCTTTACTTAGAATATATGGCGTGTCTAATTTAAGACTTTGTAAAATATTAGAAGTTAACTACTTGACAAGTAAAAAGTTTATAGAGAACCCAACTAATATGAGATTTATACACGCTAAAAGACTAGCAGATTATATTGGACTAGACATACAAGATATAATAGATACAGTAGTGTACGACATAAAATAAATTAAAAAAAATAAAATGAAAAGAAGAAGATTAAAGTTTAGTGATTACTATCACAATATTATCCTTGATGAAATAGCACAAATATATAATGTAGATAAAGAAAGAATATTTTTAGGAAGCAGACAGAAAAATATCATATTTGCTAAAAGAATGTACATATATATATTAAGAGAGATGTTTAATTTAACTCTAAAGGAGATAGCACAAGTAACTAATTTACATCATGCCTCTGTTATTCATCATACAAGACAGTTTGAATTTTTTTACAACAACTATCAAAAAGATAGTGAAGATTTTATGAGGATAGAGAATAGAATTATTGAGGTTGAAATAGATGAGGAGATACAAGGACTAGAAAGTCAATTAGAAAAAATAAATGAATCGTTAACTAAATTATATAAAATAAACAAATTAAAACATGAAAGAGAAAAAAGAGAAAATCTACTTACCAAGTAGTATTAAAAACATTGAAACTAAGTTTGGATCAATGATGGTTGCAAACTTTAAAATAGATGAACTTCAGGCTAACTCAAAAAATGGATGGGTGTCTATGGTTATAGCAGAAAGAAGAGAGCCTTCTGAAAAAGGGGCTACTCATTATTCTTATGTAAATGACTACGAACCACCAACTGAAAACAAAACATCTCCAAAAAAAGTTAAATCAACCACTGGTGATGACGATTTACCTTTCTAATGATTAATTGGAAAAATACATCTTACCCTAGCACTTTCATTAAACTTTCTGATGAACTTGCTAAGGTGAGAAGTATGCTATCTGCTGATGTATATAATAAAAATACAGAAAAATACAGAGGGGATCAAGAACATAAAATACAAAGTCTAGGAATATTTGCAGAGTTAGTTGCTAGACATATTTTAGACAGCAATCAAGGTGTTAAGTATAAATCAGCACCATTAATTGAAAAATCACCAGTCGTAGAGGCCGATATAGTTGTACAAGGTATTGGAGAATTAAATTATATTGATGTCAAAGGAGTTAGAAGTAGCGGAAGAACTCTTAGAGTTAATTATAAGGCTCATAACAACCCTAATAAAAAAGTTACACACTATCTGTTCGTTCAGCCTTTAAATCCTTTATACGCAAGATTTTGTTGGGTAAAGTATGAGGATGTAAGTAACTGGGATGTTGTTATGTCTACATACACAAAATGCTATGAACTAAAAATTGAAAACAAAATAAAACAATGAAACAACCAAACTACTATGCTATAATAAGTGCTGAGGTTAGATATGATAAAAATATAACAGCCAACGCTAAACTATTATATGCCGAAATTACTGCTCTTTTAAATATGAATGGAGAGTGCTTTGCAACTAACAAATACTTCTCAAATCTTTACGGAAAGAGTGTTGTAACTATTTCTAAATGGATAGGTGAGTTAATATCAAATGGTTATATATCATCATTTTACTCTTATAAAGAGGGTACTAAAGAAATTGATAGGAGGTATTTAAGTATTCTTAAAGGGGGTATTAAAGAAAACGACAAGGGGGGTATTAAAGAAAAGTTTAAGGATAATAATACAAGTATTAATAATAATATTACATATAGTAATAATAAGGTGCGTTTTAAAAAACCAAGTATTGAAGATATTAATAATTATTGTATAGAAAGAAATAATAATATAGATGCAGAAACTTTTTTTGATTTCTATGAAAGCAAAGATTGGAAGATAGGAAAAAACAAAATGAAATCATGGAAGGCTTGCGTAAGAACTTGGGAGAAAAGACAAACTAAAAACAATAACGGAGGAATGAGTAAAATACATTCTCACTTGCAAAAAAATATTAATGTAAAAGAAAAACTAAGAAAACAATTTAATCAATGAAACAGATAAAAACAATGACAAAAGAAGAACTATTAATGGGTTCTGTAGATTTAATAAGTAAAACTTATATTGAGTTAGGTCAAAACAATATTGAAGAGGATACCATAATGGTTCTTGCTCAAAGTTTAGCAGACGACTTATCAAAAACATATAAGAATTTTTATTTTGAAGATGCTAAAAATGCATTTAATTTAGGAGTTAGAAGTCCTATAAATGGAGACTTTATACATCTTAATGTACCTACTTACATGAGATGGTTAAGAAAACATAAGGATTTAATTTGGGATGCAAGATCAAAGGTTGATCTAGGGGAAGATCCGAAACAAGTACCTCATTACAGACCAGAACCAAAACTACTAAGATGAAGATATTAACAACTATTTGGGGAATACTTATTGTATTATGTATATTAGAAGCCATATTCTGCAGTAAATTTGAAGATGAATTATAAAATTATATATTTGTAAGATGAAAATATTTTTTAAAAAACCAGTAAGAATAATTTTATTTATATTTTGGCTACCTGTAGGAGTGTTTTTAACTTTATATAAAGTAGGTAAAGATTTTATAAATTATGATGGAAATAAAATAGATCAAAACATAAAAAAATACAAAAAACACAATGAAAACTGAACAAAAAAAGAAAAAAAGAACATATAAAGGAATAAAATCAATATTAAATCATCATATAAAAAATAATATTAAAAGCCTTTGGACTTATGAAAACGACAATTTTACCCACATTTATGAAAACTACAGTGGAGATTCAAGGATATACACAACACACCAGATGATTAGACACATAGATAAACTTATATTAGAAGAAAATAATAATGATTAAACATAGCAAGTATTACTACGAAAAAGGAAGAAACGGATGGACTTCAACAAGCACTGACAACATCCAAGATGAGGGAACTAATATAAATCCAAAAATGTTGTTAAGTAAAGAAGAGGTAATGAAAGATTATAAAGTAAATAAAAAGTATAAGTTTGATTGGCTTTTAGACAAGTCAGTAGAAAAGATAGTTAAACTATTAAAAGAAAAAAATGCAGCATATGGCAACACTGCTTTAAACCCAGCAAACATATTTAGCAAGTTAGATTCAACAGAAGCAATATGTGCAAGGCTAGATGACAAACTATCTAGGATAAAGAATAGGGGTATAAATGATAAGACAGAAGATACTGTTGATGATCTGATAGGGTATTTACTATTATTAAAAATGTCAATGGAAAAATGAAAAAACCTATCTTTAGAGTATTTATCACCTATGAAATAAAAGCAAAGAACTCTGCTAGAAAGGGTAAGGAAGGTGTTTTAGATACTTTTGTTTTAACTTCAAACTTAGAACAGATAAAGAAAGATGAAGATATAATAAACAGAATATGTTATATAAATAAAAGGATGCCTGAAAAGATAGACATAAAAATCTTAAATGTTGAAATAGAAAATCAATATGGAGAGACTTCAGACAGGTTTCCAGATGAATATTAAATTATGCCAAAGATTAGAAAAATAAAAATAGAGGACAGAAAAGACATGAGAGGTGGTGGGTATTCAAGAAGAAAGTTTACTGTTGAAGAAGCAGACGCAATAAGAAAAGAGTACAACACCTCAACACAGAAAATGACCATATCATCTCTTGCTAGAAAGTATAGCGTGTCTCAACCATTGATGTATCAACTTATTAAAGGAACTACTTATACCGATGGGGGTATAGGGGG